TCATCATCGAGTGATGATTCATTGACGAATTTTCTATATGATTTAATATGACTCATGATCTATTTTATTTATCTATATATTTACATTGAAATCTCTACTGTCTGTGAAAGCGCTAATGATTTATATGCATTAACTATTCCAGTTGCAACTCCAGGTGTCGGATAATATTTAGCATCTATTACTGCAGCTAACTGAGTTAAGCATAAAAATAGATTATCACCAAGTACGGCAGGCTGTTTAACTGGTCCATGTCCAATGGTTACAAAGTTACCATTGATCCATACATCATTTGAAGCAGCTTCTATCTCACTACCTGATGTTAAGTTAATTGTACTATTAGAGTTTATGTTTATTTCTCCTCCACGTAATTCTATGGAAGAAGAGCTATCCGCGTGCTCAACTGTAATAGCCTTATCCTGTCCGATATTAATTCTAGAATTCTTAAGTTGCATTGTTATGCCCTTATCTACGGTAAACCAAATCTTTAATTCTTCGTCGCCATCGAATAGAACAATATGAGTTCCTAAATATTCTCCTTCTTTTGCTAATTCACTTCTAACATCAGTTGCAAGTTCCTGGATCGTATAGTATTCTGGAGAATAAGAGTTTCCGTTATTAAACATTACGGCAACTACTGAATCCTTCTTTGGAATAGAAATAGATCCACCTTGTCCGTCTTGTCCAAAGAACGCAGATTTCTGTTTAGGATATGCCCATGGTAAATCTTCTGTTTCGATCTCATCTTCGTGCATCCCGAACACTCGAATCTTACATCGTCCTTCTTTATTAGGATCATTTGGATCTTCAACTACTCCTAGATATGCTTTATCTATGTAGTCCTCATCTCTTTTATTAATTTCTCCAGTTTTATCACTCATATAAATTTATACTGTTTTTATTAGTAAACGTTCCCGTTGTTCGGTTTATTCCACTTAGGTTTAGTATCTCCATTTGACTCATATCCTATTCCATATACATCATTTAAGTTTACAACTGGATTATCTATGAAATTACTAGCTGCTTCTAATGCTGGATTAATTAATCCACCTACTTGAGCTAGTCCGTTAATTACCTTTTGACCAGCGTTTGATAATGCATCTCCTACTACTGGTAATCCACTTAGGAATGATCCTGCGTTTTGTACTCCTGCGCCTACGTTTCTAGATCCCCATGGGTTTCTAATATCAGTTTTGATTGGATCATCGTATATCTTACTTCCATCTCCGAATTTAGCCTCTTCATTTACCCATCCAACTTTAATCTTGAATGAATTTTCTTCTGACTTTCTTCCTTGTCCTCCAATATCAACTGATCTACCGATTGGTAAAGTATCTGAGAAATCAAATTCACATTGTCTACATTCAAATTTAACGTATCCGAATTGATCCATTACGTTTGAGAATGAATTTCCACCTCCAACTATATTACCAATTGCGCCACTATTTACACCTAATGCATTTGCTACATTCTGTCCAATTCCAGGAAGTCTATATCTAAGGTTTCTAAATTCAGCAATATAAATATCCATTGAAAACCATCTTAAATTATCTGGAACTCTTTCTCTTCTAAATTTATTGTCGAATATTGCATTACGATATAATCCAGAAAGTTCATGTATGCGTAAATCGACTGCCTCTAATGTTTTAATAGTTAGAGATATGTCTTTAGTCTTTAATCCCTTACTTTGATCCGTATTTTGCGCGTACATTTCACCTAATCCTTCAACTGATTGGAAATACCAAGGTGCGTTAAATGTAAGATATCTCAATATTTCTCTAAATGTAGCCAGTCCATCTGCTTGTGGATTATATCCTCTACTTATTAAGAAATTAATTGCACTTGAATATCCTCCAGTATTAAATAGTGGACTATTCATTAGTGCTACTTCAGATGTTGGATTCGGAACAGGTATTTCTTCAAAGTTGAAATCAATTGCGAATGTCAAATACGTAGGTTCATCGAAAGGATCTACGAATATTCCTTTTCTAAAGTTGTTATGTTTTAGGTTTAATCCTGTAAAATTATGTGGCATTATTGAACTATATTTTTTTCACCTAACCAATTAACTCGTGCTAATTGAAATTCAGTTTTAAATGGAAACGAGGGATCTAATCTATCATAGATATATTTAACACCGCTTACATAATATTTACCAGATATAATAGTATCTGGAATAGAATCTTGTATATTAATTGGAACAGCCGATTTACCGTCTACGTTTCCATCTTTAGTTTGAATACTTTTTTCCATTGTAGTAATTGGTGGAAAGTACATCATTATTGGAACTGCCATTCCTCTATTGACCTGAAAATTAACTCCAGCTGTTTCAACCTTTAACTTAACTTTATTAAGCTCACTATTATTGTGATCATTTATTAAAACCGATGCATTCCATTCTGCATGTGCGTTACCATAATCAATATTCATCCATTTTTTAATAATAGAATCTCTTAATGTTTCATCATCGGGCTCTAATCCTTTATTGTTACCAGTATATCCCTTAATTTGAACAGGATTTACAAAGAAGCTAGTAAATTTATCATTTGCCAATGCCGCATCATAATAATAAATCTTCTTTTTATATCCTTTAGTCTTTAATATACTTCCATTACTACCCATTAGTGAATAATTGATAATGTATTCAGGTTTACCCCTATAATTATCTTTATTTGTTAATCCAGATACGCTTAACATTTTAGCTAGTTCTGGATTCTTTCCATCAGTTACGTCCTGTGATATATCTAATTCCGAAGAATCAACCATATTGTCATATGTCATATTATGTTCATTCAGTGGATTCAACTGTTCTGCTATATTAATAAAAGTTAAGTGATAGAATTTATCAATGAACGTTGTGAAAAATGAATCATCATCTAGATAGGAATGTTTTGAAACATGATCAATAAAATTCAAGCTACTCTTATTAGTATTCAACCATGTCATATTATCATTTGGTGTAAAATCATTACATGCAAATCCTAGATCTGTTTCAGCTGCTACTTGTTTCAATGTATCTTTTGAATTCATTGATCTGTAGCTCTTAGATACATTCTTGTAAATCTTAGGTATATATAATTCTCCAATCATAATGAACGTTGCTCCACTATCAATGTTCTCCGCATTCAATATAGCATCTTGATTTGTTTTTATACTTGTAATTAAAAAATCACAACGAATTGGTTTAAACTTATCATTCTGAGGTTTAATGTAAACACTCATAATTGGATCATTCTTAGGATAATTTGCTCCGGTCAGTGCTCCGGTTCCATCAACAAATATTATTTTAACAGTTGGAACAATACCAGTCTCATCAATTATCAATAAATCAATGTCTGAAATTGGAATAGAATTTATCTTAACGAACGGTTTATCAGATCCAGTCTTCGTCTTAGCATTTCTAACTCCTCTTCCTGGTATATAGAACGGATTCTCAGGTGTCACCTGAGAATCATCTGTTGTCCATAATTCCTTAAGTGGAATTTTTGGATCAGTTATTACTGTTATTAAATCTGTTTTAGCCATTTATTATAAAAATAATTTATCTTTTAGTAATGCAGTTTGTAATCTAGATCTTGAAATAGGAACTGGACAGTTTTCTTTATTAACTGTCGTTACGTCTTCTCCAAATATCAATCTTCCATCTTTTACTTTAACACTCTTGTCTCCTACTTTAGATAGATTAGGAGGAAGTTCTCCATTTGCTCCGATATTTACACCATCGCGGTTCTTAGGATTTTTACGTGCTAAATTATTAACTCTGTTTTTATCTTTCTTACTTATGACCGGCAAATTAGCTCCAGATTCCTTCTTTTGTTCTCTTTCTGCTAATACTCTAGGTGGAACATATACTGATTCTAATGATGAGAACGGTAATGCATATAATAAATCACCTGCTTGAATTGAAAATGGATTAGATATACCATTGTACTTTAACATTGCATCCCATTTGGTTTGATCTCCATATAAACGATTTGCCATTAAATCAGGTCTCATGTTTTCATATTCACTAACTGCAGTAACTCCCGCCCCATCTGATCCACGTGGGAATGAAAAGGTGCTATAAATTAAATCAGTTACCTGCTGATCATATTTAGTTATAGTTCGTTTTCTAGATAATATTTTACTTATTAACATAATTAGTCTTTAGTTTTTAAATCTTTAAAATAGTCGGTTAATACTGGACTAGCTTCATAGAATGATCCATACATATTACCTACTTGTCGTTTGTATCTAGCGACTATTTTTTCTAAGTTACCTGCTCCTCCTACTGCGTCAAATTTAATGGCTGAGTTAGATGTAGGTAACATAGCATCGATAATATTCGATGCAACTGCGTTAACGTTTCCTCCAGTTCCTGCAGATATTGCATCCTCTGGGTTTGTACCTTCGATCCACGCATTAGCCTTTCTAGTATTATATTCGCCAAGTGAATTCGATGATGAACTTGGAGGAGCCAATTGATCAAATGCCATTCTACCATTACCTAAGTTAAACATAGATTCTATATCCTGTTTAGCTCTTGGTCTACCATGATTTAATGTAACAGTAAATGAAAATTCCGTTGGAAAATCATCAATACCTAAAGTTTCTCCAATTTTCATACTTACATCGGCTAAACATAAGTTTCCAATCATTGCAATTGGGTTCATTGGATTACCAACAGTAAGATGCCATTCACCGACTGCTCTACCGTCTAGTATCGCTCTATAAATCAAAGGTTTTCTCATTAGTTTTCCTAATCTAGGAGCCAACATTTTAGAAATAGGATCTGCATTTCCTTCAAATTTACCATGTAGTTTATCTCTTTTTTCGTTTATTCTTGATTGATCATACGCTCCGCCTTTTCCGTCGTATGATCCTCCTGCTATTTCTTTTGCGAAATCTACTAAGTCTGCTATATTCTTTTGGGCTAATGCCGCAAGTTGTTCTGCTCCTTGTGTTAATCCACCAGCTACATCTCCGTCTAACATTGAGTTCTCCATTCCAAAATTAGGTGTAGTTACTCCAGTCTTCTGGAAGTATCTAGCGCCACCTCCCCAGAACGGAGCAGTATTATATGTTAAACTTAGAAAGTTCGTTAGAAGGTCTAAGAATGCAATCTTTGGATTGATTCCACCATAAGACCTAAGTGAATACTCAAATTTTACCTTAATCGGGTTCACTGTTGTATCTTTAAATCCTCTATCTCTAATGAGTGTTTTATCAACAACATTGACTGGCCCTAATATTCTATTCCAATATGGTCCATCTGATCCGTACGCATCCTTAATATATTGTTGAATATTAGTATCATATCCTGATAATTTTAATATATCTTGAGTTCCATTTCCTGAGAATACTTGAGATTTTAATATGCTTATAATCTTTTCATTTTCAGGGCCAGTTAAACCGGCAGCAGCTGCTATTTCTTCAACTGTTATTTCATTTCCGGCAATATCCTGAACCTTAGATTCTCTAGGAGTCCAATTTAATCCCCATGAAATATTTAATATATCATTTAAGCTATTATCAATATCACTACCATACCATGTAACGGCCTGAGCAATAGGAATAGCCGGAGACTTATCTTTATGAATTCTAATATCATCTTCAATTGGCATAGGATATCTCCTTAAAGTAACCATCCTATTATTAGGAACCTTTCCATAATACTTACACCATAGGAAATCTTGAGGAGAATATGGAACAGGTGATTCTGCTTCACCTTTATGTGCCCATCTAATTATATCAGATGCAGTTGGATTCTCCATTGACTTTTTAACCTCATTGAAAGATTTAAGAACGGCACTTGCTGAAGATGCTGCATCTTGTGTATCTTCAGCAAATGTATTAATTACCCTATTTAACAAACCTGACGAACCTGACGAACCTGCATTATCGAAGTGCATATCTCTTTCATATGCTTGTTCATTCAATCCAAATCCACTATATCTAAAAATCCTAAATGGGTTAAATAATGAGTATGATCCTGGTACTCCACCTAATTTATCAACAAATGCAGCAGGGTCATCATTCTCTGACTCAATATACTGAGTTCTAATTACTGAGTACTCATCTCCTATTTCATTGCTAAGTAATCCACCGTTGAAAGCATCTCCTATATTCTGTAAAATTCCCATTTATAAATAGTCTTTTTATTATTTATCATAGAAAGAAAGTTGATTGCCCGATTACTTAGTGCTTCTCTGATTCATGAAATCTTGAAATGTTAATACCGTGTTAGACGGGAAACTTGCAGATTCCTTCTGTGTTTGTTTCTTTCTATATTTTTTACTACCCGAAGTGCTTGTAGTTTTAGATTTTCCAGGTCCGGAAAGTGCAAACATATCCATGTTATCTCCAGGAGAAGCTGTTGCAGGTACCTGATGCATAGGGGTTTGCGTAAATGAAGGAGAGTCAGCTGGCGCCAACATATCCTCTTCTATTTTCTTATCGTTTTTCATAATTAAAATATTCTTAATTGTTTAACTCCAGTATTTTCAGATGAACCATCATCCGTTGTACCACTAATCACTCCTCTACTTATTACATCATTTCCGGAATTATTAGGAGTTACGACTACATCATCTAATGCTCGACCTTGGTAAACTTTACCTTTTCCGCCAATTGCCGCAAGTTTATTATCGAAGTCTGTTCCTTTTCCAGTTAGACTACTACCATTTGCATCTTTTACGAAATCAAAGTATGAATATTCAGTACTTGACCCTGTTGATATATGAAAATGTCCAGCGGTTGCACGTCCAGATGGATTCTTATATTCATTAATCATTCCAAGATGTGGATATTTTCCAGATTTCATAATATCAATTACTACTTCTTCTATATCTGCCTGTTTATCATTAGTTGCCGTCCCGTCAATTACAAAATCTATTGCATTACCGGTTGCGTGTCTACTACCTCTACTTCTATGGAAATGATCATTTCCTCCAGTTATATTAAGTCTAATTTTAGTTCTATCTTGTATAATATCTACAATATCAATTAGGTTTGATTCTAAACTAGCGCTACTGTGAGTAGACACTGCAGATATTAATTCTGGAGCTCCTCCTGGATATTTATCAAGGTGTTTAGTTGGTGTTGGGTTATTTGCGCTATATGGTTTAAGTTTAATACCATGGCTTTTAGCAATATTCACAGCAGTGTCCGCATCAACCATTTTCTCGTTTATGCTTCTCCATTTATCATATGTGTTAATATAATTATTCATTATTTACCCATTTTTTCATATTGACCGAATGGCATGATATGTAATTCCTTTCTCTTAGTTGTCTGCTTTCGCATATATTCTATGATTGAAGTTTTTGGATTCTCATCTGGATGTTGAACTACTCCTACTTCCAATCGGGCCTTTCCTTTTGCCCAATCATTGATGTTTTTCCAACTCTCATCTTTATGTTTAGGATCTGCCATATGATTTAAACTTTTTATTATTTATATGATAGAATAAATAATAAAAATATATTTAATACTATGAATATTTTAGGTTATAGCGATTGGAAACTAAATGAACAGAATACTTCTAGTTTTAAAGTATATACGTTGCCAAATAGAGAAAATTATATCTATCGAAGAGCCGGAGACAGGTGGCAATTTCAATATAAGTCAACTACTCGTAAAGATATATGGCACCGGGTTGAAAACAATCAATCAATTAACTTACTTAAATCACAATATATTAAAAATAAAGCAAAATCTAAAACTAATATGTCTAATTCAATACCTGTAAATGTTAATACTCAATCATATTGGACTTTAATTGCTATAATTGCATGTGAAAACTATATAGATAATAAGCAAGGAATGGCAGATGTTGCTCAGTCGATATATAATAGGTTTAATATTAATGGTAAATTATATGGTAAAACAATATTTGATATAATTATATCACAGAATCAATATCAGCCAGTTACTGATGGAATCAGCAAAGGTGCAAATTGGAATTCAATTGATACGTTAAATAAATCAATACTTGCATATATGAAAACTAAAGGAGTAGATAAGACAACTGCAACTGGCGCTATAAATAATGCAGTATCCGCTCAGAAGGATTCTAAATTAATATCAAATGCAAAAAAACATGTTGGATCTAGAACTGAGTTTCTATCAACGTTACCAAACTCAAGTAAAGCAATATCACCAGTTGAGAGATCTCCATTTGGATCTAATAATGCATTCTTTTGGAATTACGCTGGGAAAACTAATTACTATGACAAACAACTACTTGCTGCAACATCTAAGCCTGGCTCAGTTCTAATATCTTAAATTATTTAAATGTAGTATATTCACCATCGATAAAGTGAACATGCTGGGCCTTTCCACTTTTGTGAATAATAACGTGGGATTGTAACCAATTGCTTGGCCCAATATTGTAACCCATTCTCATTATGGTAGAAGTTCCAACTGCTAATGCTCCGTCAAATCTACCAGGAGTATGTGAATGTCCAGTTACAATCTTCGTGTTAAGTTTTCTGAATTGTTGTATTGATCCTCTTGATCCCCCTGATCCAATGTCTCCATGACATGCTAGTTCCCATCCATTAACGATGTAACTGTCGCTACGGCCCAATGTTATGAAATTTGGAAATACATTATTAATTAGCTCTGGAATAACTCCTTTAACTTGTGGATCTTCTCCATATTGTTTAAGAAGTATTTGACTATATTGCATGTATTCCATTGAATTCTTTGCTGTTGGCATCTTCTTCCAATCTTCATTCTTTAACCATCGGTCTAAGAAATCGTCATGGTTACTTCTAACAACAACGACATTCTCGTATTCCTCGAACATTGCTAATTGATTCAACATATAATCAACTTCCTTCTTCAAATCATTAGTTCCATTTACTTCTTTTCTATATTGAGCAAATGGATCTTTTGATTCATGATGATTAATAGAAGATCCATCGAATACATCGTGTAAAATAACGTGAGTTGGAACTAAATTTTCCATGAGTTTCTTACTTCCCTCAATTACTTCTGGATCCTCGTTGCCGAAGTGTAAATCTCCAAGAACACAAGCATCTACTTTTGTTACTCTAGCGATATCAGTTTCTCCTATCCATTCTGTAGGTTCCTCTCCGAAATTATCTCTCTTCCATGCAATTTTAGCAATTAATGGAAATGTCTCATTTGAAAAATCTATATCTTGCTCTTCTCCATCGAACCATACATCGTAATATAAATCTGTAAAGTTACCTTCATCATCTGCTGATACCTGTCTCGTGTAAAATGTTTCATCATCTTTGATTTCAACTACTACGAATCCTAATGTATGGTGAAATTCTCCTTTCTTACCTGATTTAGAATCTGTGTAATTAGCTTTAGTACATGCTCCAGTAGTCATCATCATTTTAGGTTTACAACCTTCAAGAACTGGAATCATTTCCAATTGAAGTTTAGGAGATCCAAATATACATGAATTGATTCCTGACATTCCTTGCATCCCAGTCATTGGATTAACTGCAGTTGGCTGAACTTTAACATCTGACATTATTGAAAGATATTTATGTACATCATGTCTAGCTGCATCTAAATACTTTAATACTGGACCGTGCCATACGTCATGGTTCTTATCTGTAAATACCGATGTTGGATTTTTATATCTTCCAGCAATGACATGAATATCCGCTTTGATGTGCTTAGCATATGATTCTATATTCTTTAAAAATACAGGATGAACTGGTGTATTGTTTTGAGCCCATGTGATAATGAACCTCTTTTTATTTTGATTGAATTTTCTATTTTTAGCCTTTAAAAATTCTGGTGATTCGGCTGGAGAATTTGCTGTTCCTAATGTTATATTAAGTCTAGCTACCCACTTTTGAACGGTTCTTGATGATTTTCCAATATACTCTGCTAGTATCGCCATTCGATCCTCCCATTTAATAGATGTGTCTTGGTAGGTATGCTTAATAAAGTCTTTGTTGTCTTGATTTAATTCTTTAAATTCCATGCAATATTAATATTTCTTTTTATTATATTAGAAACCAGCTCATTAGTTTCGTAAAATGAAAGGAATTAGCTACACCTTCCAATAGCGATATTACTTTTCGTAAAACTCCAGTTCCTTCTGTAAATTAAAAAATTCAGAAGCTATTGTGTTAGGAACCATTGCTTTAAACGTATTAAAATCACCATCTTCAATAGCTGCGATAACATCTATTGACTTTTGATAACTTGGAACTTCAATCAATTTGAATTCGTCATCTAATCTTAATGGAATATCTTTCTTCTTAACATGGTCTAGTTGTAAAACATAGTCCTTTATTTTATTTGAAGTAGATCCCCATAATATTGGACTAAATTGAGGTCTTAGTCCTGATAATATATTTTTAATAGATCCAGATCCTACGATCTGTACATCTCTAATTAATTCTGGATTGCTCTGTTGTACCTTCTTAAGCATTATAAGAACAGATCTCTCTGAAAATGGATATCTTCTATTCTTTTTATTAATTGATACAAATACACAAGGTAAACCATTTTTAGCTTTTAATTTCTCAGCTGCTTTAATATGACCATTGTGAATTGGTTGGAAACTTCCAATTAATACATTTACCTTTTCAGTTTTAATATTAGCTTTGCTTTTAGTTTCAAAGTCTTCATTCTCACCTACAAAAAGTGAATCTCCCATGAATTCTCCAAATGATGGAAATAATCCTTCATATAGAACATCACCCATTATCACTCTCTTGATTTTAGTAATCTGAATGTTAAGTTGGTTTAATAATTCAGGACTAAAAAAGCTAGAAGAAGATTTCTTTCTAGTTTTTCTAAAGAAGTTAATCAGTATTCTATAAATTTCTTTGAATGTATCATTTCCCTGAATAGATTTAACTACTGCTTCATCTTGGATCAAGTCATATTCTATTTCAAATTCTGGTCTATTTAAATATTCAGGAATATCTAATTGAAGTCCATCATACTTGTTAGAATACTCTTTAATGAAGTCCTTATATATCGCGTTTATTAAGTTAATGTATTTTGCGTCATAATCATCTTCACCATCGCACATAGCTCTTAACTCTTCTTCTGAATACATCTCAATCTTATTCATTAAATCGATAACGATTAACCATATGTAATCATTTGATGTATTCTCTTTCTTTTTATCAGTTGTAGATCTAATGCTAAACATTGGATCAACTAATTTTGCAAGAAACGCATTTGCTTTTGCATTCTCATCGTTTTCATCATAGAATCTAAATATGATACTATCGATGTCTCCATTGAATCCCTTTCTAGTTAAAGCTTCTCTTTCTCCAGAATTAATTATCGAGATAATATATTTGGTAAATGATGTAGTTTTAAACTTATCTTGTAGATCTGCATCATTCGCATAAACGAATTCTAAGATGTCTCTCTTTTGATCATCATCTAATTTACCTTCGAATATAATAGGTGGAGCTTCTACTTCTAAGTAATATGCCCATCTATCTAAATCATCTTTAGTCTGTAATGTTTCTTCAGGTTTTCCATCTTCACCTAATCGGTGAATGTATGAAAGTATTAAATTATTCTTAGGAGATCTATTAAATGAAGACGATTTCTTGTCTCTTGATGTTACGAATTCAAATCCGAAATAAAAGTTAGATGGGATTCTTGATTTCTTATCTTCTGATAAAGTTTCGAAATATGCAATAGCTGGATTATAGAACTTCATCAGCATTCGATCAACATATGTGATCTCTCCTGATTTTTTGAAATAACGGAATTTCCCGCTATCTTTATCCTTTTTAACTCCAAAGAAATTACCTTCGATATTCTCGTTTATTACTACAAAGTTATTTAGAAGATTATTTAAAAATTCATCTCCCCTTTTATCGTGTACTTGTCTTAAGTTATTAATCCCTGCCATTTTATGAATAGTATTGAATTGTTATACCTTAAACTTCACCATCAGTTTTAGAAGGTTGTGGATTTTCACTAGATACATCATTTTCAACTTTTGCTGAATCCTTTCTAATAGATTTAGAATCAATAGATATCGAGATACTTCTTACGTTGTCTACATCCTCTGAATTCTTACTAAAATATCCAATCACTTTTTTAAGATTCATGTTTGATTCGTTTCCAAATCCACCATACTCATCTATTTTGCCTCTTAGACTTTTAGTAGCATCCCAACTACCTGCATAACTAATTGACCAGCAGTAGAATTTAACTTCCTCTCCCTTACTTGAATAGTAATGCTCAATGTCTTTAATTTTATTGATTGCTCCGTTTGCATCACGGTACGATAATGAATATCCCTTATTATCTGCAGGAACTCCAAACTTAACTCTATCTGACATGATTTCCATTAATTCACTAATTCTAGCTACTAATGAATCTGCGCTATATCCCTTTAATGGTGCTGATTTTGCTTTAGCTTCTTCTTGTTCGTTAATTTTCTCGAACTGTCTAAATTTATTTACTCGATTTCTCACGGCAATGAATTTTTTATTATTTATCAACTAAACTATTCAATAATTTATTGAATTCAGTCTGACTTTTAGTATCGAACCTATTATTAAAGAGTATTGTGCTGTTTCCGCGAGTATTATCATTTATCTGCTCGTTAAATATTGTGAACCATTCATCGAACTCTTGTTTCTCACGATGATAATCTTCGTATTGATCAAATATATCCTTCTTTCCTCTATCATACGCCTTTACTGAATTATCTCTATTCATATAAATTAATTCACAACTGCGATATAATGGACCTGATATTATTCTATGAAATTCCTCAATAAGCGCATGCTTCGGTATTCTATCTCTATATGTTGCCCATACATAAGCTGAAAATATTGATCTGTCTAAGACTAATATTTTATCTTTAAATGTAGTGTTTCCCATTTCAAGAATAGTTAGAATGTTTGCTAAGCTAAAGTAGTGAGTAACATCACCTATGTCCTTTAGTCCTAGAAATTCAACCCAGCCTGCAAAGTTCCACTTGTAATAAATGAACCTATCGTCTGTGTTCTGAGCGAAGAAATTATCAACCAAGTGCGATTTTCCCGCTCCACGGGGCCCCTCACATAATACTATCATAATAATTTAAATTTTTTGTCATATCTATCTGTAAAAATCAAATCGCCACTATTGTAAACATCAATAATCTCATTTTTACTTAGTCTGGCACATTCAACCATTTTATATTTCAGATTATTATCATCGCAAAAAATAACAGCTGCATCCTTCTTTAATTGTACTACTTTAGAATTCCAAAGTTTCTTAGGCTTACATTCAACCATGTATTTAGTAGATATAATAAAGTCAGCCATATATGTTCTATTTCTTCCGTCAAAATATTTATATGGAACCATGTATTTTTTGGATTCAGCTGGTTTCCATTCTAATTTAAACCTTTCAATTATATTAATCATATATGACAATTCAGATATACTTCTAAAATACCATCCTTTATACCAACCTGACCGCCCATTGCCCGATCCCATCGGAGATGGCTTTCCATACATAGGATTATTTTCTCCTATATTCTTTTTGGATATTTTCTCCCTAATTAATTTAGATTTTTCTCTACCAAATCGCTCATCATATGTTATGCCCTTATATTTATTTGGAATATGTTTTCCATACATTGGATTGTTTTCTCCAGTAACATTTAGCCTCCCATCAGTATATGCGATCTTTACATTATCACTAATATTATTTTTAGTATCAGAAGTATGAGATTTATTAGAAAAACCATATTCTAATTCTCCAGACTTCATTTTATTATGCATCTTATTAAAGTTACTAGTTCCTCGACATGATTTACAAAATGAATTTCTATTGTTCGCATATTTCAATGTATACTTAGTAGAATATTCAATTGATATATTACATATTGGACAGTCTCTAAAGTGTTCCATCTTTGTTTTATTTTATTTATTCGATTCCAGTTAAACTAAGTCACTTAACTATAAAATATGATTAATTGGTTTTAAAATGAATAAATAAACAAAAGCAATACACATGCGTCTTAAATATGTTCGTTTATATGAAGAATATACTGATCTAGAGAAGAAAAGTTTAGAAAAACACTACTCTTGGCCAGATGTTCGTAATACAATTCAATCTAAATTGCCGTTCATCATTATAGATTTTAAAGATGTTGAAAGTAGATCTGAATGTATTGATAGGGATTTATTCGATGAGAAATACATCGAACAGGAATTCCATTTAATGCGATCAGATGGAGAGCATAATAAATATCCAAGTGTATTCATATTTGCAGAAGAATCTGATTTAACTAAGCGTGTATTGGAACTTGAGAAACGATTTGATATACTTAGAATAATAATAGGAGAATACGGAACTGATGCTCCTTCATTATATGTTGATGGAGACAACGTTGATATCGGTGGGAACCTATTAACATCAAATGATATTGACGATATGGATATTGAAGATTTTTATTCAATAGACTCTAAATACTATAAATTTATAGGCTAAAAATAAACACGATTATTATGATTTTAAAGAAAGGCGACAAAGGCAACGCGGTAAAAGAGCTTCAGGTATTACTTGGAATTAAGGCAGATGGTGACTTCGGTACATATACAGAAGCGGTAGTTATAAAATTCCAAAAATCTAAAAAACTAACAGCTGATGGTATCGTAGGATCAGCAACAATGAAAGCACTATCAAGGGGTGGATTAAGTATCGATACTGATAGAACTGGATTCGATGATTCGAACGACAAAGATAATAAGCTTGTATATCATGGAAGTTATAAAACTGCAGATGGTTTAGTTATCGATAGAGCATATCTTGATTCAGATGAGTACGTAAGAGATTACGGAAAATTAGAACCTACTATCTTTTTTATTCACCACACTGCCGGATGGAATAATCCATATGCTACAATTAATTCTTGGAACAAAGATGATAGAGGACGAGTATGTACTCAATATTGTATAGGTGGAACATCAATTGCAAAAGGTAAATATGAAGATTCTAAATATGATGGCACAGTAGTAGAATGTTTCCCTAATAATTATGTAGGTTGGCACTTAGGAAAAGTAGGAGACTTTAATACTTCTAAATATTCATCAGGTGTTGAAATTAACAACTTCGGATATGCTGAAAAGCAAGGTGATAAGTATTATAACTACGTAAACGTTGAAGTACCTGCAGATATGGTTTGTGATTTAGGTTACAAATTTAGAGGACATCAATATTGGCATAAATATACTGATGCTCAAATTAAAAGTTTGAGATTATTATTAATTCACGTTGGTAAAACATATCCAAAGATCGATATACTTGCTGGAATTCCTAAATTATTAAAGGACGGAGTTTCTCCAAAGGATGCATTCGAATTCAACAGCGATGTATATAATGGAAAAGTAAAAGGTGTATGGACTCACACGACAGTTAGAAAAGATAAATTCGACTGTTTCCCACAACCTGAATTAGTTAAAATGTTAAAGAACTTGTAAAACCGTAAAATATTTACGAGTAAAATACTACATGGCAGAATACGATAACTTAGATGAATTCATAAATGACACTCCTCCAAAGTCGAAAGATCCTTTGGAGGAATTGTGTGCTAAATATAATAATACACGTGGAACTATCTCAAATGAGATAAGAGAAAGTATTGATCTCATGAGAACTGGGATGCATGGGCTAAAGGAAGTTCAAGTTAAAATGCTATCTATGCGTCAGCGATTATTAGAAGATAGCCACATATTAATAGAGAATCTATCATCCGTTAAGAAAGCATATAGAAATGCTAGAAGTTCGATGATGGAAGAATTATCCACAAGTATTCAACATAGGTATCAATACAATGAAAAGACTGTTATTATCGATGGTAAAACTGCTAACGTAAAGGAAATGGTAGACACTATTGAAAATCAGATTACATTCTTTGTAGATTCCATTAAAACTGTCGATAACGTATTGTTCGGTATAAAAACAAGAGTTGAGATAGAAAAAACATTAGGCATGTAAATGTTACAATTCGGTATAACCGACGATAATAAAAATCTTAAAATTACATCTTATTCTCTTACATCTGAAAGAGACTATATGTATAGCTTTTTTAAAAAGAAGTCTAAGGACGCGGCGTTTAATCAAGCGGTTGAAAACGGAACATGGGATGGTATGGATCATTTCATGACGAAGGATTTCACAATCCCAATTGGATTATGGAGAGAAGTATCAGAGTTCTCAAGAATCTATCAAATCGAAACCAAAATTGAAGGAATTAAAAATCACTTAGATTTAGAAATAAATCGTCACAACTATGAGAAATTCGTTAATGCACTCTATAAAGGCATCACTACTGATAAGGGCGAGCCGTTTTATCCTAGGGACTATCAATACGAAGGAGCGTTTAGAGCAATTAAGTATAAGTTTTGCTGTGAGGAACTCGCAACCTCGAGTGGAAAAACTTCTATATTTTATACGTACAATTCTTTTCTAAAATTTATAGGAAAAATTGGTAAAGGAAAGAAGGCATTGCTTATTGTTCCTAACGTAAGTCTTGTGAATCAAACGGCAAAGGCATTCAAACAATATTCAAACGGACTAGTTGATTGGAATATCCATACGGTCGGTGGTAAGAAAGGAGAGTTTGATCCAGTTAAGTTCGCAGAATGTGACATGATGATTACAACATATCAAAGTATGCTTAATATTGTTCCTAAATGTTTAAATAATAAACTTGGGAACTTAATTATGAAGGGTATTAAGAAAGGAGAAGAGGAGAAGCGTCAAGGTGACATAATGAATATTAAACGTAAACTTGCATCCGCTAAGATTATGGATATATGCTCAGATTTCTCTGTTGTATGTGTTGATGAGGCACATAAATCTGCAAGTCAGTCAATTGGAGATATATTAGCATCATGTGTAAATTGGGAATATAAACTTGGATTATCTGGAACAATGAAAATTGATTTAGAGTATTCTAATTTCTATACAATGCAAGAAAGAACTGGTCCACTTGTTATGACACTTAGTGCTAAATTCCTAATGGACAATGATTACTCACCAGATGTTAAGATTAAACAGGTATTCTTAGAATATAGTAAGGATAATCCAGCAGTCGCAGAGTACATCAAAATTCAAACTGATAAAGAACTACGTAAGAAAATAAAGGATCAATTCAATAAGCCCGAGGAGTTTGGTAAGCGTATGTTAGAGATTGAAAAGCAAATCATATTTGATAGTGATGAGCGTTTAAACTTCATAAGTAGACTTACTAAGAAGTTTGGAAAGAACACTTTGATATTATTCTCAGATATTAAGAATGAATATGGAGTCCGTATATACGATTCAATTAAAGCATGGAATGAAAATACTTTCTATATTGACGGAGGAATTGACACATCAGACCGTGAGCTTGCTAAAAACACTCTAGAATCTCATGATGATGTGATTATATGTGCAAGTTACGGAACATTTGCGGTAGGAATTGATGCCAAGAACTTACATCATATTATATTTGCTGAATCAACTAAGGCTGAAATAACAATTAGACAAGCAATTGGACGTGGAATGAGATTCCTAGTTGGAAAGAATGTTGTTGTTATCTGGGATATCATCGATGACTTAAAAGGATATTCAGTACGACATTCAGAAGTTAGGCATGATATTTATAAGAGTCAGGACTTTGAAATTCTTGGAAGTAAAAGAGTAAAACTAGAGGATTTTACTCTCTAGTCTAAATTGAACAGATCTTCCTAGCCAATTCTACTAGTATAATCTTCATAAGATCGACACCTATGATTAGAATTATTTTTATCAATAGTACGCGTTTCATTAATGACACTATTTACATTCTTATCACTAGACTTTTCCATTTTTGGAACACTAAGACTAGTTGACTTAGTTCGTTTAGGTGAAATCGTTTCCTTTATATAAATATCATCAGGTTTCAATCTAAAATCATCTAATCTCGTCTCGATATTCAATTCACCATGATTAACTTGTTCGTCCAATACAACGTTTACCGTCTTATTAACTTTAGTTTGACGGTTGTTAGTTGTAGATTTTGACGTATCATTATTTCCATCATATTTTTCATGATTAACTTGTTCGTCAAGTACATCGTTTGCTATTTCAGATGCAAGATTTATAGCCTCTCCTAGTCCATTGAAATAATTATTCTCTCCATCTGTTTGTATCAATCGTTGAAACGTCAACGATGGCTTCTCTTCTGTTAAATTTAATTCTAAATGATCATTCATAACTTAATCTTATACTTTTGAAACATTAAAAGTTTTAATACCTTTTGTTTATTTATTCATCATGTTTTACTAATTAGCCCTGGCAGTTTAAATCTTCCCACTTTGCGATTTCTTCATCAATGTCGTCCTTGCCATAACATTTATTATTTAATGAATTTTGGTTGCAATCACTATTCCTAGTAATATCTTGATGTGATGTAGATGTATGTTATAATATGACATAATACATCTCCTTGTTTCTTCGTCATACTCCTCATAGTTTACAGTTTTAAACATTGATTTAATTTTATTAAGATCCCTTTGATCTATTACGATATCACTAGCTCCAAGTAATGAATCTAATAATCCACTGAATGCTTTTCCAGCAATTAGGCTCGTGCCTATTTTCTTTAAGAATAGTTCACCTTTCTTAATCATTTCTATTTTTACAATAATGTCCCTGCTATCTAACCCGGTGTTAATATCATGATTAACTGAATCTAACTTCTTTATGTGGTCTACGTTCTCTGAAATAAAAACCAAGTCATATGTATAAAACGATAAAGTGATTTTAGTATATTTACCGACGTAATTAAAGTTTACGAATTCAGGTTTTACAAAGTTACTGGCTGCTTTAATTATGATTGGATCTATTCCTGCTGACGTAGCGTAGTCTTCCATTGAATCCAGCTGCATTGTATAATCTGGAAACGGAAATGACGCTAGGTATGGGAATGCTTCAAATACAGCAAGTTCTCCCGTGAGTTGATCTATGTGATCTTCCATAATTAAAACCTTCTTTTAATTATTTATATAAGATATAACAAAATATAACTTGAGCACATGGAAGATAATTCTAAAAAAATCAAACAATTAAGCCTGAGGCAAGGAGCCATCAAGATTCTTATTAACTCGATATACGGAGCCTTCGGAAATAAGTGGTTTTATTTTTATAATCCAGATATCGCCCAGTCGATTACACTCCAGGGACAAGATATGATTAAGTTTGCGAATAAGGCAATTGATTTTTACTTTAAAAACCGATGGCATCTAGATACCGAACTTCATGAAAAACTCGGATATGCTAATCATAAAATAAATCAGATTCCATCTGATACAATCATTGCAGTATACACAGATACAGATTCAACTTATGTTAATTTTGAGCCTGCTATATTGTCAATAGAAGGATTGGATTTAACTGAAGATGAAAACATGCGATTATGTATTGAGATCGATAAACATCGTATTATGGAATTTTACGATACTGCCTTTGACAAATGGTCAGCGAGATTTAATACTGAGAATCGTCAAACGTTTAAATTGGAGCTTATTGCAACTACCGCAGTTTGGATTAAGAAAAAGAATTATGTACTTAAAGTAGCATATGAACCTAATCCAAATGAGGAATTATATCCAATGTATGACAGGTACCTTTTGATTAAGGGACTTGAGCCGATTAAAGCATCATATCCAATATGGGCAAGAGAGCACCAAACTGCATTCATCGAATACCTATTGAAGACGGGTGTTAACTTTGATTTAGAACAGGATTTAGTTACAATGATAGAGAAAGTTAAAGAAGAATTTTTAACTCTTCATCCTGATGAATTCTCACAAAGTTTTAACCTGCGACAATATGATAAATACGTTCAGAGTGAAGCTAAATTCATATTAAAGGGAGGAGCAGCGAATGGACCAAAGGCGGTAATGCATCACAATCACTTAATTATTAAAAATGAATTAGAAGGTAGATATCCTAGGATTCGACAAGGTAGTAAATATCAAATGCTATATTGTAAACCAAATGAATTCGGAGTAGATCTATTTGCATATAACCCAGGGCAATATCCAACCGAGATAGTTCCTGAACTAGATTTAGATCAACAATTCTTTGTTTTAATTGTAGAGCCTATTAATAGAATACTGAAAGCAATTGGACTAAATACTCTCGATCCTAATTTACGAAGATCAGTTATATTCAAAACATCGAAGACTAAGAATCCAATGACTCATGATCAAATGTACCCATATCATGTGATATGCGAAGCGACACTTGATCATGAAGAAGTTCCAGAGAAATTCTGGAACATAATTGGAAATCCAGATGCTGATGTTCCAGATGATGATTTCGATGAATATCTACAAATCATAACAAAATATGGATTGAACACTGTAATAATCATAAATAAAAATCTAAAGCCATTCATTAATCGAATATCAAAGAAATTGGGGATTGGAGCATTCTCCCCAGAGGGATTAGCCGAATCTGCTAGAATAGCTGAAGAACGGGAAATCGAGAAAGACAGAAAGGCTGAAGAGAAACGAGAGAACGCAATTGCTAGACATGCTGAAGTAGCAAGAAAGGCTACACTTAAACAATGATGGAAACAAAAAGCAATTATCTAATAGTCGATTTTGTAGGTGATGTACTTAAGAATGTATTTCCTGGAAATAAATTTAAGCAGCATATTAATGATGACGATGATAAGCTTAATTTTGCATGTCCATATTGTGGAGATTCAGAAAAAGACGTTGGTAAAAAAAGAGGAAACTTATTTCTAAAATCATCAACTTATAAATGTTTCAATGATGGATGTTTAAAGTTTACAAAACTTAATAATTTCATTGCGAAATTCGCAATGAAATATTCGTTACCCATTCCTAAATTATCAGAGGGAGTATGTAAAGCAAAAATTGAAACCGTATCTAAAAAAGGAGCATTAATCGAATTCTTAATGAATCCAAAAGTCAAGAATATTCTCATTGACTTTAAAGAACTAGCAGATAGATTTTTTCTAAAACCATGTATTGATGCTCCGGAGGAGTCAGTGATTGGTAAATATATTAGAGGTAGAAACCTAATGGAATTACCAGCTTTTGCAAAGTCCTGTTATTATGATAGCAGGATGGACAAAATCTATATCTTTAATCTAGATTTAAGATCAGGTAGAGTTCTTGGATTATCAATGCGTCGAATTGACGAAAATTATACTGGACCTAAGTATGATATTAAAAATTATTCTCAATTCATTAAGAATGGGTTAATCTCAGTAGCTGATGAACAGACAATAGTTAAGATAGATATAGTAAATAGTTACTTTAATATTCTTAACATAAAATTCAATGAGCCTATTATTGTATTGGAAGGACAGATCGATGCTATGTTTTTGAATAACTCAATAGCCACCACTGGGGTGACTAAAAGTAAAAATGTACTTGGTACATTAGTATCTAAGAAGAATGCCCGTATACTATTCGACAATGATGATGCGGGAAAGAAAGAAACATTCAAACTATTACAGGACGGATATTCAGTATTCCTGTGGTCTAAATTAATAGGTGAATTACGAAAACAATATCCTAAACATCGAGGTGCAATTAATGACATAAAGGATATTAATAACTTATTTAATTTCTATGATAAGATGGGAGACAGAAAATCATACGAAGAGTTTAATGAGATCGTTCTAAGTAATTTCTCTCAATCTATATTTGACTTATTGTTCGTATAGTCAAAATAAATAATAAAAAGCTTAATCATCATGAATAGATTATATACTACATTTGCATCATTTGATGCCAGTCAAATTAACGAAAATGCTGAAGTTGAAATGGATATGGATGAAACCATACTTAACGCACTAGTTGATATTGTTGGATCAGAAGAAGATGTTGAAGAATGTGCAAGAGAGGCATTCGAAGATCTTAAGAAAGCATTTGAAAGAAATGAAGCTGATGTACCTGATGGAGAAAGAGGAGAACATCTTGCAATATCAGCACTTATAGTTAAATTGGTAGAAAAAGGAAAACTCGGCCCTCAAGAAGCTGATTCATTTATTGAGAACAAATTAAATGTCTAAGGATCCAGTTACTTTAGGAAACGTTACATCGAGTATAAAGGAACTGATGAATGAGATTAAAGACTTAAATGAGGAACAAACTGCCGTGTTTATATATGGTATGTATCGAGCTCAATCTGACGACAAAGACATAACACTACACGAAGCAATAGAATATTCGAAAAATAATTGGTCGGATTTATATTAACGCCCCCTTATTGTATAACAACAATAA